TTGTAAGGCTAAGAATAATAATTATTTGATCTTAAATTCCTCTTTAACGTCTCTAATGCTTTAAAACTCTAACGCTTTATTGCTTTAAAGCTATATTACTTTAACAACTTAAACACTCTTTAATGAACTATATAGCTATTATAGCATACTTTTTAACAGAAGTCAAGCATTATTTACTGTTATTGGTTAATTAACTGCTGTGTAGCCTCTATGTAGTCTCTATGTAGTTCCTCCTTAGTTCCTTTATAGGCGGATTCTCAGCCGTAACAGCGTCTCCGCAGTGGCCGTTATAGCCCTTAACTATCAACTACTTAGCCTTTATAGCTATTTGTTATAACTGTGTTGCTATTTAGTCTATTTTACCTCTTTTTTGTATCTGTTAGGGTACAGTAACAATCTCCGCAGCTACGCCCCCTCCCCCGTCCCTGTTTAGCACAGACTACAGCGATTGTCAAGCCTAGAAAGTGACTATGTAGGCTCTGTTGGTCACGCTAGCGACCTGGCACAGGCTGCACAGATTGTCAAGACTTTAGTGTGACTATGTAGGCTATGTTGGTCACTGGAGTTTCTGTACAGTGAAGTGAGAGTATGCTAGTGGGTACTACACAGACACTATGCAATCACTATGCCACAATGCTATAGCCTACACTAATACCCACCTGGTTTTACATCATTGAAAGTTATATAGCCGTAATAGGCTCAGAATTGCCGCCTAAGCGCATTAGTGGTTAGGCTATGCCACAGCATTGGTATAGGTGTTAATCACTGGCATTTGCTACAGCCCAGTAATGGTGCGGCATACAGCGCAGTTCTATATGCTATATATAGTAGGCATAGCACTATAACTCTGGCGAATGCTTTGCTGCTTCACTATATAAAATAAATATGGAATTAAATGCGAACTATATACACTAAGTAATGCTCAGTTTGAGCGGCGCGGGAATCAAGCGTCAACGACTACTACAAATAGAGGATATAAAATGAACGCACGAGACATTGAGCAGGCATTGATTGAAGCACGGATTAACCGTTGGGATGTTGTTATCGAAAAGGCGAAGGCTTATGCGGAAGCTAATTACAACAACGGAATGGATTTTTTTGTTGAGTGTTATGACCGCGATCAATGGGTGGAGGAAGTGTCTAGGGAAGACGGAACTTTAAAGACTTGGCGAGAAGTTAAAAAGGCTATGTGTAAGCACGCCACATTTAGGGCATCAATTATGGAAGATGTGCGCGGTTATGGCGACTGCGACGCTGAGGAAAAATTAAGCATTAGCTAGTTTATCAGGTAGCATTGCTAGGCAGTGTTACCGCATAAATTAACTACAAAATACATAGGTGACAAAATGGATAGTTTTGAAGGGTTTACTGTATTGGATCATGCGCTGTTTATTTATAACAACAGTGGTGATTGGTTAGATGCGCGGGAGTACTTGCATAACAGTAGAATGTTAGAGAATGCACCTGCTGAGTATATTACTAGTGTTTATGACACTGTATGTCAATTGAATAAAACAAAGGGTTATTTCCGATGAATAGCGCAATGATTCGCAAACAAAAAAGAGAGGCTAGACTAAACTTTATAGTCTCTGTAATTGGGTATAGCACTATAGCAGCCATCAATTATTTGCTGTTTACTGGCGTTTATTTTATGATCAACAACCCACTATCAACACTATTTAACTAGGGAGTTAATTAAAATGATTTATAAAACTATTGGTATTTACGATTTTAGACTCGCATTTGCAGCCTACAACCGCGCAGATCAGTTTAGCTATGAAGGTTTAGACGCATTATTTGAATGGCTCGACGAATTATCAGCAGATACTGACACGTCATACGAATTAGATGTTATTGAACTATGTTGCGAGTTTACAGAGTACAGCGACTTAGCAGAGATTAAAGACATCTATTTCTCGACAGTGCTAGATAGCATTGAAGATTTATACGATCATACCATTGTCATAGAATTTGATGGCGGTATAATTATTCAAGATTTTTAATAGGAGTAACTAAAATGAATATAGCAAATAAAGACGGTTTCAGGTATGGCGATAGTGCCTACCTAATAGGCAATGAATTTGGACTAATTTGTATCGCCTATGGTGACTATGTGGGTACTGCGCTAGATAATGCAGTAGATGCAGGGTATATGGACTGCCAATTGATGTCAGAGGCAGATCACGCAGAGTACAGCGCGAACGGTTGGGGTGATTCATTTATATGCGCGGGGAATGCGGGAGAGTCATTCTGGAGTGATTATCTGTGGATTAAACCTGCTAGCGAACGAGAGAGGGTGGAGCATAGACAATGAAAGCTACATTATCATTTAACGACATAGACACAGCTAAACAATTTGCGTCTTATTGGTCTTGTAACACGTTAACAGGTCATGATATGACGGCAGTTAAATCAGACGGCAGTGTTGATGTAATTGTTTACAACGTAACAGACGAAAAAAAACAATTAATAGATAGCTTTATAGCTAGTACTGCCGATAAACCATCACCAAACGCAGAGCATTGGGCGCGATTGCGTCGAGACTATCCGGCTATAGAGAGGGCTGAATAATGAGCATTAAAAAACAATATACATTTGACAATTTCCCTTGTTGGGCGATGTCGGCACTAATCAATGGTGACGTGTCAGGTTTAGAGACTACCGACGAGTGGTTATTTGAAGAATTTTTACTCGATTATAGCGATGTAGTAGTCTGGGATTTTGACGCTGAGTCGTTAGATACTGGCGATTTTAGAGCAAATCCGCTATTTGGGTTAGCCACAGATTGTTGCACAGTTCACGGTTATGTATCAGAATTAAACTAATTTCCCCTAGTGTTGTTGCAATCCTTAGCCCAGTGTAGTATCTGGGCTTTTTTTTACCTGTAATATGCCGAGCTAATATAAGCCTGTTTAAGCCTATTTAGTTGCAGCCTATACCCTAGCACCAATAACCAGGTAAACTCTGTTAAAACGCATTCTATGGCGTTCTATGGCGTATTACTGTGCAGCACAGCGTTGTTTGCTATTGTCGCCAGTGTTTAAACTGTAGAGAGGTAGAGAGAGAGTTTAAAACGTGACCGAAAAGCTAATTTGGGTCACAAAATAGGCTTGGGAGAGTTGAACTACTGGAGAGAGTAGTGTCAAATGCTACGGACTTTTTTAACCAATAGAGAGAGGTGACAATGCGAGAGAGTAACTTTGCATTTTTCAGCGACATAGAAGACAACGACACCAGGACTGCTGCTATCAACGAATTTGTTGATATAGTGCAGAGTTTACCGTATAGATGCGGTGTTGAAGTGTTAACAGCGATTAGAGAGAGAGTGATTCTGGACTATATAGTCAATAATAGCGTTGATATAGATGTTTAAGAGGTAATAATTGTTATTAACATTAAAGTGCTTTAAAAAGCATTAAAGAAACTATATAGTTATATATTCTATCATAAATTAAGGAGATTTTAAAGATGAGTCGAAAAATTAGGTATTATCGCAATGAAACTACAGACCCTAGACTAGAGCGAGGTAAACTGTATACAATGCATGAATTAGCTAAACTGGTTAAACAGTCACCGACTACCATAAGAAGTAGAGTAGGCACTGGCGACACTGTTACTGATGAGCATTTTATCAGTAAGAAAGTAACACGTTCAATATGGCCTGTATTCGAGACAGAGATACAGGAAAAATCATCACAATGGTTACGGAGAAAGTTATAATGTTTAAAAAATACATGTTAGAAGGAACGCTAGATCCAGAGATACAAGCAGTCTTTAAAGCGGCAGCAGATATCAGCAATGGTGTTTTTAGCTTGCAAGAGGCCGCTAATCACTATAAGGTACACCCGTCAGTGATTGTACAGTTCATCGCTGAGAGTACAGAGTATGATATGATATTTTCTAAATTCACTGAGGAGAAACAGTAATGGGCAGAAACTGGAATGGTAGTTGTGAAGACTGGTTGCATGGTGATGAGCCATATGGTTTTGATTTACCAGATTCGGATGATTACCCGCCAATGGAGCAATGGGAGATTGATGAAGCTAAGGCTGAGATATTGGCAGACATTGATAATGACAACGAACGTATAGAGGAGAAATTAAAATGATGTTATTCGGTAGAATGCTAAGTGTGGAGTTAATTAACGGTTGCGGTTTATTTCTGGAGTTTGCCGACAGTAGAGCAGTGTGGGTGTATAACAAAAAGACGCAAAAGGCTGAGGCTATGCCCTTTGAAGGGATATTGTTGCATCTACCCTTTGTATTGGTTAGCTATGGCAGGGTATATGAGGAGGTGTTGTAGTGGCTAAAATACACCAACCATGCCCAGACTGCGGTAGCAGTGATGCGCTACAGATCAATAACAACGGCAGTACATTCTGTCATAGTTGTCGTAAATACACGCCCAGTAGTCAGGTTAGAGAGGAGACTTGGGAGATAGCAGTGCCAGTGTCTACTGAGCCGAAGGCTAAACCAGACTTTAGTGCAGTAGAGAGAACACTAACGACAGGTAACTACCAAGCCATTGTCGATAGAGGTTTAACCACCGCCACCGCTAAAACCTACGGAATCCTGGATCAGGCTGATAGAACCTATTTTGCCTACCATGACCCGTCAGATGCTAATGTGCCTATTGCGGCAAAGATCAGACTGCCCGACAAAAACTTCTACAATGTTGGTAACTGGGCA